CAGTCTGTAACCACGCTCCTCCATTTGGAGAATTCATGATTTCGGTCCAGCCGTTTTCTCTCAAATAATCTTGCATCACTTCAATTGGAATGGCAAATGGATCGCTTACTTCGATTCCAAGTTTCTTAGCAACTCTATCTCGGTACTTCTTAAGTTCGTGTTTTGGAACTATTACTGTATTTAAACCAAATTTAGAAATCGCTGAAATATAAACCGGAAATAGTTCTGATGGAACCTGTACATCAGGATTTCCAATATACGCTTGACATGACTCTGGGATCTCCGCATATTCTAAAGTTTTTGAATCAACTGCAAATAATGGATAGGTTTCTTCATCAGTAAAGTTCTTAGATCTACTTCGTGATTTAACTAGTTCAACTCTTCTGGTCAAGCTTTGAGTTAATTCCGGATAACCCATTGCGACTAACAGTTTATTAACAGGTTCAATTATTAATCTAAAGAATTGATGTTCTTTATCCATAGGAACTGCGAATTCTTCCGGATATGATCCTGGAGAATACGCAAAAATGTCAAATTCATGCTCATTAGGAGCTGCGTAATAGAACTTAATCTTTGACCCACTTCTAATCAACTCGTACTTTTGACTCTTCGTCTTCTTAACTAAGTGATTATGATACGCAGCTGCTCTACCGTAAATCGGCATACCTTTTTCTAATTGAAGTGGAAGAAGACTTTTTAGGTAATCTTCGTAAACTCTAACTGAGAAGTTAAATGCAATTTCATCAACTGTTTTTTGAGAGCATTCTTCTTTTAACACAGCTAATTTAGGGATTAAGTCTTCTTCAAGGTTTAATGAATATCCGGTATCTAGCAAATACGAATATAATTCCTGAAGGTGCTGTCTTGCCCAGATTGGATATGAAGCTTGAATTGCCTCTAATCCTTTAATAATCAGAGATTCTTTTTCTAGAAGCTTTTCGTGTTTATTGTCTTTGTATGAAACTTTAAGTACATACTTTTTCTTAGCTAACCAGATTCCGGCTCTAGATAAGTTTTCCAGCTCAAAATTTTGACGATTATCTGTATTAAAGTGAGCTGCATACTTTTCAAAGGCTTGCTCAAAATAATGCTTTAACCTATGTCTATTAATAGCTAAACAGAATTCTAAACTTTCAGTTTGAGATAAACTAAGACTTTCTACTGATTGGATAGCATAGTCAAAACATACATAAACAGAGTCAGTATCAGTATAAACTGCGGCTTCTTTATAAATTTTAGAAATTTTCCTATCTGCTATTCCAAGTTTTTCATGGAGCTCAGTATCCAAATGCCATTTGTTCTGAAAATAATGGTTTACTGCTCTAATCGAAAACTTAATGAGGTCTTGTCCTTGTAGTGTGATAGATTGTGCAATATCATTATTGTGAAAGTAGAAATATTTATTACCGAATGCTCCATAAAAGGAGTTAATTAAGATCTTTATCGCATTTTGTTTAAGATCTAACGATTTAATTTGTTGTTCTAATTGCTTTGACATATCATATTTTACTAGATATTTTTCATTTGGATTTAATTTTGCTAAATAAATAACCTAAAATTTTGATAAATGGTTAAAACTTCATCATCCGATAGAAACTTGCTAAATAGAGCATTTCCATTCATGACAAACTTTCCATTCGATGGAGATTTTGAAATTACTATGGTGGATAGACCTGCTGTGTCGTTTATTCTAGAAGACGAATTTGATGCTATTTCTAAAAAACCTGCAAAAATTATCAACTTTAAATACAAACATTCTCCATTTAAAGCTACAATAACAATGACTCCGTCTGAATTAGCTTGGCTAGATCAACGAGCTGAGCCTATTAAAAAGTTTGACAAAATAGTTAAAACAATAAATCGTGGCCTAAGGTCAAAAGATATTATCTCTAAGCGAGATGCTTCTAATGCAGCAGATGAATGGTTGACTCAATTAGCTGATAGCAATTCACAATTAAGTAAAGAAACTTTCTATGAAGTTCTAAAATCTTTACTAGATGACAGAACTGTTAATCAGACAGCAAAGTTCATAAATGATCTAAATCGCCTAATTTCAAAAAAAGGTTTAGTCAGAATGTCAAATTCTGATCTAAACACAGCATTCACATATTTCCATTTTAAGTTAATTTACTCAAAATTAATGATTGGGATCGTAATTGCTTCAAAAATATCAATTTAATCTAATGGAACTATTTGATCAATTTATTGGGTACTTATTTAAACTGGATGAAGCTGTGTCAGAGCTAACTCCTGAGCAATTAGCTAAACTAAAAACCATTCAAGGAAAAGTTAACGACATAGTCGATAAGCTTCAAAATAACAATCCGGCGACTCCTCAAGCCCTGGCAGAAAAACCTATTGAGCAACAGCAGCAACTTGAGTTAGCGTTAGCTGAAAATAAGGTTCACCGATTTGCAGAGTATGTAGAAATAAACAAAAAGAAATGATAGAGTTAGCTAAGTCATTTAAACAATTTATAATAGAGTCGATCGGTGAATCCGAGTGGACTTATGTTAGACAAGATATGAAAAATATTTTGAGTCTACCTAGCGAAATGCCTATTGTACAGAAATTAAATGACCTTTTAGAACTAATGACTAGTCTTGAAGAAAATTGGGACTATAGTATACGTAAATCAGCGTATCGTCTAAATATAAAAATATACTCTTATCCTGACTTGGAAAAATGGGCAGAGGCCAAAGGCGAAGATGAAGAAGATCTGATATCTGATGAGATTATGTATAATGACTGGGCGAGGTTTATGGTAGATTCTTTCGAAACATCAACTGAATCATTTAAAGCAGAATATGATTGGATACGAGACGTTGAAGTAGACGGCAGAAGTGGAGGTTGGTTGTTATTGACCTTAGATTACAGCCATTCCGACTTAATTAGTGACTTAGCTGTATACGCAGGTCAGCCAGAAGAAGATTTATCTGACTTGAGTAACCCTGAAATATTAGCAGATCTTCAACGATTATCGTCTGATCCTGATCAACTTAGCGAATTAGTTGAAATTGGCATAATCGACGAAGATGCAGCTGAGTCAATTAACGATATAATTGATGACTTAGCTGAATTAGAAAAAGAAGTAGATAGACATTTTGAAAGATTTAACAAGGTAAAAGACGACCTTACTCAGATTACAAAAGAAATTGATGATTTTAAGCAAAACGCTGTTTCTTACTTCTATAAAGGGTTGTCAGAAGGTCTTTGATTTGCAAACCTAGTTAGATCGAATCGGTGCTTAGATAAAATGAACTTTTGGTCACGATAAATCTTTTCTCTAGCTTGCCCATGTTTTACAACATACCCATTAAGGTCATCTATTAAATCATAGATAGTAACCTTAACTTTACCCTTTAACCCTCTCATCCCTCTACCTATTGATTGCCTAATAGTGACTTCTGATTTATAGCTCTCGGCTAAAATGATGTGTTGTACATTCTTAAGGTCGATCCCAGTGGAGAAGGTTCCGTCAATAGGAGGCAACCAGTGTAACACCAGCTGCCTCCGTAGTATCGATTATATTATTAACTGATAATGGTTTTGCCATATTATAGTAATTTATTTTAGTATATTAAATGTCCAGGCTATCGTATTCTGAACTTGTTTATTTTTAAATATCTTTCGCGATTCTACTCGTCTATAGACTAAGTTCTTCTGTCCAATTGGCTTTCTTTATTTATACTCACATTTTTGAGAAGATATCCATTCATTTGAAATATCATCATCGATAGTTAGCTCCTTTGCTAATTTAACTGACCCATTTTCAAGATCAACTTTCTGAAACTGATTGACTTTGATCGTTCGATCGGCTAGTTCTATCACAGTCATCTGATTAGAGGACTCCATAATTCTTTGGTAACCATCTCGGTCTTCCCCATCAACACCGCCGTCTATATAATAAACATGCTCACGCCATTCCTTTATTCTATCGCAGATTCTCTGGCCATACCCATCCTTAACGTTAATGTATAGGATCAAAGTATTGCCTTCTAGCTTTTTAACAAATGCTGAAATGAAATCTATTCTAGGTTCATACGATACAATAAAGGCTTTTTCAGTATCGTACATCTGTTTTCCACCCTTTCCGTCTTCTCGTAAAGCTAAATAGTTTTTAACAAAAGGTTCGTCTCTTGGATAATCTAAGTAAACCATTTTGATGTACACATCAGGCGAATACTTATTTTCAATTAAGTGACTTGCCGATAAAGTCATACTTAACGGGCCTAAAAACTCTTGAATTCTAAAGAAATCTGAGTATTTTTCTTCGATTTTAATTGTTCCAGATAGCCCAAGCTTATACTCTGCATTAACTGATTGCAATAAAATATCCCTAACTGAGTTTCCTCGTGAGGTATGACACTCGTCTATACAAACAACAGAGAACTCCTTGAAAAACTCAGGAGGTCTGTTTATTAAACTTTGGTATGTAGAAATTATGATTTCTGATTGTTCAAATGCTTTATCTGAGTACTTACTTTTTCCGCCAATCGTCATTACGTTAAATTCCATTAGTCCAGTATTATAGTCGTCTGTGAATTTTTCAGCAGTCTGACCGACTAAGCTCGTTCTAGGAACTACAATTAACGCCTTCTTGCCTTTGTTTGAGACGATACCTTTTCTCTTAAGAAACGCTAAATATAAAAAGAAGATTATTGTCTTACCAGCAGAGGTTGCTAACTCTAACGAGCAAAACTTATATTTTAGAGCTCGGTGCACTGCTTCTAATTGGTAGTCTCTAGCCTCAATATTAGAGCCATCTAACATAACTGACGTGAACTTCTCAAGTTGCTCTTTAGTAAAGTCCAAATTGAAAAGCTTTTCGTAGTCTTCGATTCTAACATCATAATCATATTTTTTACCAAAATTAAATAGTTCTTTCCATAGACCTACTCCAATTTTGGTGACGCCAGTTTCTTTGTCAGTATTTACAAAATGGTCATACCCATCCCATAGCTTGCGTTTATATAAAGCATTGAATAGATACCCCTTTTGTCTTTTCTTGAAGTAGAATTGTAGGTCTTTTAGTTCACCCTTTAAAGTGTACTCTATTAATTGAAGATATTGTTTGTCGTCTGTTAGCTTGAATCTTAACACTCATATCTGGTATTTTTAATGGCCTTCTAATAATCGTTGAACATCGAGTCTAGTCTTTATTCCAAAAAGAACTGCGTCAATTGTCTTAATTGATTCTGAGTAAAAAGCTATCTGATTTTCAACTTGTTCAAGCTTCTCTTTAATAGAAGCAGTCTTGCCGTCAACTATTGTAGTTTTCTCATTGGAATTATAACGAATATTGTGACTTTTTGATGCGTCTATCCATTCCTCGCCTTTCTTTTCTCTATACGTCTTCTTAAGTTGGGTAAAATGCTCAATTAGTGTGTGATTTTCTTCTAGCATTCTTTGTCTAAGACTCAAAAAAGTAACTTGGGCTTCTGGAATCTTTCTAACATTCTCAAGTAACTTAATACCTGTGTATATTTCACCAGAAAAGGACTCACGTTTTTCTTTAAAAACGTCTGCTATTGTTCGTTTTTGTCTATTTTGATCTTCCATTGATATCTTTTATTAAAGAAGTTAATGAAGTTTTACGAAATGAAACAATAATATGCACTCTCTATTTGATAGAAGTCTGTATTGAACTCGTTAATTTGATTACTAGAATAAATTGTTTGACCTATTTCATGAGCTTGGCCATTCTTATAGAAAACTGAGATCCCTCCATCGTATAAACAAACGATTGAATCTAAGTTGTAGTGTTTAATTGAACCTTTAACCATTTCCTTAAACGCTTCATTTGTTACATCGGTGTCAAGATTTGTCACAAATATGCTAGGATATGATCTTTTAACTCGACCTCCGCTTTGATCGATTGAATGAAGTACTTGCAAAACATACGGAAGTTTACCGTATTGATCTAGATCACGTAATACACTATTGTATTGGTCAGAGTTCGTAAAATTGTATATTACGAAAGGTTTTTGTTCTTGAACGCAATCTCTAACAAGATGATATCGATTGCCGATGTATTCTCTAGTGTTTCTAAGTATTCTATCCATTTTAGTATATTATTAAAACTGCTATATTATTTATCAGTAAAATAGAGTATGAAAAAAGAATTACATTTAAACGTCTTCGATTTTGATGAAACTCTATTTAGAGTACCTAGTTATGTTAGCTCAGAAGCAGTTGGAATGGAACCTTATGAATGGTTTGATTCGCCTATTTCTCTTAATGAAAAGTTTCCAATTAGAGGAATTTCTAATACCATAGATAAAGTTTCAGAAAACTGCCATAATTTCTTAATAACTCATAGGGTTCCAGCTTGCAAAGATGAAATGCTTAGACTATTAGAAAAGCACAAGCTATCATTCGATAAAATTTATTACTTAGGCCGAGGTTCTACTAAAAGCCAGGCAGTCCTTGGCAATTTAGAGTTTCTTGATGTGAAATCAGTTACGATATTCGAAGATTCTCTATGGGAAATAATTCAATACACTCAGGATTTTTTAGATAAGGCTCTTGAAATTCAAATAGAGTTTATGTTTATTGACAAAAGTAGAGTGATAAAAATTGATTGGCAAACAGCTTGTGAATTAGTAAAAAATATATCAATTGAAAGACTTAAGTTAGTATGATATTATTCATTGAGGGCCCTAGACATTCAGGTAAAACCTTTTTAATCAATAAATTCTTAGAAGAGTGCAATGATCCTAGGATCGAATACTATAAATTCTATTTCGCAAACCATATTAAAACTTTGGGTCTAACTGAGTTAGATTCCGATCCAAGCTTACACTATTTTAGCTTAGGAAACATTATGACTATTATGGAAATGAACTTGCGACCTGAATACAAAGATAAGATTTGGGTGTTTGATAGAGCAATCGTATCTGCATATACATGGGCAATATTACGAGGCAGACTTTCTCAAGATCGAGCAGACTCTGAATTTTCAACACTACTCTCAAGTGAGCTATTTGCGAATTCAAAAACTCTAGTAGTTAAAGTAGACGGTCAAACTGGAGATTCAAACAGAACAAAGGATACTTGGGATGGACTGCATTCAACTTATGATGAATTGTCAGTTATGGAAAAGTTCCTTGAGCTAGGACATAATCAATTAGCAAATTTAGATAAAAGTAATCAGATCTTAACTGTAACTAATGACGTTAATGATGAATCTATTAAAAAATTCATTAGTTCGTGTTATGAGTTATTAGGACTTGAGCCTAATAAATAATCAATATGGCAGGACTATCACATTTAAGAGACGTTTATGAAAAGCGTGGAAAAGATTTCTTAGAAAATCTATTAAATAAGACCATCATAATTAATGAAAAAACTGATGGTGCATATTTTGGTGCAAAAAAAGATGGATCTAATTCAAAATTCAATTTCTTTAAGAAAGACAGTAAAATTGGCTACATAGATCGAGTTCTTAGTAGATATTATGAGCCCGGAATCAGCCATTTTGAAAGTCTTTCGTCTGATGTAATTTCAAAGTTACCTGAGAATTATGTATTTGGCTTGGATTTTACTCCTAATCGTGAAAATAAGCTAACACTAAGTCATATAAAGGTGTTGGATGAGAATCATCAAACTACTAAAGTGATCCATGAAAAAGATGAGCTTAATAAGTGGGCTGATGTGTTGCAAGTCAATAGACCAGCGATCTTATTTCAAGGAAAATTATCAGAAGATCAGAAGATACGCATCCAAGAGTTTGTGTATTCTCCATTAACTGAACTATCTGAAAAATTTAAGACTCATTCTTTTACTAAGCATATTATGTCAGTGCTATCGCCGACCCTAGATGAATCACAAACAGTGGATGAGAGATCAATCGATGAAGTCGTATTTAGATTTTTCGAGGAAGACTCCGCTGAAAGCTCTCCAGTTTTGGCAAAATTAGTCGATCCGGTATTTTACGACAATGCAAAATCTCAGCCTAACGTAAAAGTTACAAAAAAGAGTGACGATTATATCTGGATCATAGTAATTGATTTAATGAATTTCATTGAAAGTTACAGATTAGCTGATCTCAGACGATTTACAATTTCTGGAGAAACTATTGAAGAAAGGTATGTCTCATTAATAAATAAGCTATTTGTTGAATTTATTAAAGAGTTTGGGGATAAGTATAGTGATCTAGACATTCAAGTACCAGAATTTTTAACTAAACCTGAATTCGATGTTAACTTAGACTTAGCGAATGACGATGCAGTTAAACAGTTGATCTCTAAAAATGCAAACTTCAAAGAAATTTATAGAATTTTTATAAACATTTTTAGAAAAAGAAAAATAAAAATAAGTTCTGCATTATTTAATGAGGCGATGATTGCGAACTTAACTGATCAAATAGAGAAGCTTTATAAGATTGCAATGGGAGATCAATTATTTGAAAACTATTTTCCATCTTTTAATGAGTTTGTGGGTGACGATAAGACACCTGGGTACTTTGAAACCTATGACATAGATAATGAATCATCTGAACAAAGAAAGGTGAAACGTGTGAACCTATTGATCTCAGAATTTCAGCCTATTCATAAAGGACACTTAAAGCATGCTAAACAATTAACAGAAAGCAATGGTTTGCCTACGTTATTAGTATGCGTACATCCAAATAAAACCAGTAAAATATTTCCATTCAAAAAAGAAACTATGAGTAATCTACTTTCTAAAGTAGCAGCAAGCGATCAAAAAGGAATCGCCGGTCATGTTATGGTAAATAATGGAAACATTGAAAGCATACTTAGAGCAATTAAACCAACTTATGAACCTGTTAGTATAGCAGCGGACCCTAGTAGAATTAATGACCTGGCCTTACAATTAGATTTAGCAAAAAAGAGATCTAGAAACTTAAATATCAAGAGAGAAACACGATTAATTGAGGTACCGGTATCTAATGCTAGTGAAGAAATCTTCACGGCTATAAAAAATAGAGACTTTGCATCATTCAAGGAATCTACACCAAATACAGTACATTCAGAATTTTATAATCTTAATAAGGATTTAGTAGAATCATTAAATGAATCGATAAATGAAAGTCTATCTATTGACACAGAACATTCTGAACCTGAAAATTCCGGTCCGACTGCAATTATTGAAATAGAAGATTAACTTTTTACTTATTATATGAAAAAAGCTCCAAGGTGGAGCTTTTTTTTATGAATCTTGATCAGTGCCTGGTTTGTAGATTTCAAACCAAAACTTAACATTTTTTCCAGTTTCAGTAACTAATCCGTACCGCTTAGCAATTTTATATTGAGTCGATTGTTCATTTAAGTGCTTCATAAAACCTTTAATCAATCGTCTAAAGCCTTCTAGCGAAAGGGTTCGTTTGTTTATATTGCAACTTGCACAAGCTGGGTACTGGTTAGCTTCGTTAAATCTTTCAGGATATTTACAAGTCCCGTCATGAACCCATTTTCGTTTACTTCTATCCCATTTGTGATTTCGGTGAACTGGTAGAACTTCGTCAACATGCCAACCTTTTTCAGGCAGATCGGTTCCGCAATATGCGCATTTTCCGCCAAATTTATCATATATTAACTTACGCTTCTTGTTCATCTAGTAATGTGGTAAATTCTCCTTTGATGAAATTTATATGCTGAGCTTTTCCATCATAGTGGATGATTACATGTGACTGTAACCATCCGCTTGCGCCAACATTATAGTTGACTCTTAGTTTGGTTGATGTACCTACTGATAGAGCTCCATCTTTTCTACCAGGTGAATGGTAGTGACCTACTACTATTTTTGTGTTTAATTGTCTAAACTGTAAGAGTGATCCTCTTGAGCCGTTTGATCCAATATCACCATGTTGTGCAAGTTCCCAGCCTTTAACTACAAAACTATCACTTCGACCGAGAGTTTTAAACTTAGGAAATCTCTTATTGATTAAGTACGGAATCACTCCATTTGGAGCTAAGCCTTTTAGTAAAAGAGCGCTATATTCCATGTACTCAAGAGAGTTTTTAAGAGTGGACGCTTTTCTCCAATCAGTATTTTTTAACCAACGATCAAGGAAATCATCATGGTTACTTCTAACCACTACTACATTATAGTCTTTAAATGACTCAAGGCCTTCTAGCATTGCATCAATTTCAGCCTTTAGTGAATTTGATCCATCCATTTCGCGCTTATATTGTATAAATGGATCCTTTATTTCATGATGGTTTATCGAAAGTCCATCAAACACATCATGCAAAACAACGTGCTTTGGTCTAATTTTCTCAAATAACTCAAGAGTCTTTGAGATGACTCTCTCGTCATGCTGGCCGTAATGGATATCACCTAATATAGCAGCAGCCATTTTATCAATTTTAGTAACGGTACTAGTTCCATTCTCTTGATCGTATTCTACATGATAACACAAATCTGTGAAATCTCCATCGTCAGTTGCTGTAACTTGTCTGGCAAAGAAAACCTCTGAATCCTTAATTTCAATAATAACAAAGCCTAGAGTATGGTGAAACTCTCCTTTTTTACCAGCCTTTGAATCTGTATAATTTTTAACAGTGCATGAACCAGTTGTCATCATCATTTTTGGCAAATTTCCCTCTAGCACAGGAATAGTTTCCAACTGAACTTTAGGCGAGCCAAAGACACATGAATTTATTCCGCTCATTCCTTGTAAACCGCTCATTGGATTAATTGCAGTAGGCTGAATTTTAACATCTGACATGATCCACATGTGTTTGTGAACTTCGTGTCTATTTGCGTCTAAGTATTCAAGAATTCGGTCTGACCAAGTATCGTAATTTTTATCAGTAAAGACCGATGTTGGATTTTTGTAACGCCCTGCAATTACGTGAATGTCTGCATTAATGTGATTGGCGTATTTTTCAAGATTTGTAATAAATGGGTCATGTACTGGAGTATCATTTTGGGCCCATGTAATAATGAATCGTTTTTTCTTTTTATTGAACTTTCGTTCTTTTGCCATAAGGAGTTGCGGCGATTCTATGATAGCTTTTTCAGTAAGTCCTAATTTGGCTAACCATTTTTGAACAGTTCTTTCAGATTTACCAGTGTACTCACTTAGCTGTTCCATTCGAGTATCCCATGATAAATCTCGATTCCAATAAATTTCGGAAAGAGATGAAATGTCATCTGATGTTAATTCGTCAAATTTCATTGATTTGCATTTTTTGTTGATTAATTATATTTAATATATGTTTAAAGTTTTAAAAAAGCCTTATCTAAATGAGTTTAGTCCATTAATAAATAACTATATGGAAGACACTCACAAAAACCTAGAAAAGTATCGTAAGGGTCAAGAGCCTTTAAAAAACGCGGTACTTCAACATCCAACTGGAAATACAGTATATGACTTTTTAAAAAAGAACGTAGATAGAGACTTTTGGGTTACACCTTTTGCGAAGTGGCAAAAAATTCAAAAATACAGAAAAAACTAATGTTTGGACTAGAAGACATCAAGCAAGCAGCAAAAGAGAGAGAAACTGCAATCGCACCTTTTGTATTAGCACTAATGCAAATTGCTGACCAGGCAAAAATAATTCACTGGCAGACTAGATACGATAGAGAGCACCGCCACTATGGCGCATTCTACGAAACATTCATTGACCAAATGGACACAATGGCTGAAGCTATTGCTGGAAAATATGGGAAAGATTCCATTAAGTTTGGCGAAGCTGCTATCATGGTATATGATTATGAAATGGCAGTTTCTGAATTCTTTGACCTAGTTGAAGAAGCTTATCGTGTAACATTCTGTCAGTTATTTGACAAAGAATCTGATTCTGAGCTATATAATTTAGCTGATGAAACTATGGACTTGGTTAATAAAACTAAATACTTACTACAATTTGAACCTTAATAACATGTTCCTAAAAGTAAAAAGATTACAAGCTTTCGAAAATCTCATATTAGAGACAGACTTAATTCAGATCGGAAATGAAGCTGAATCGATCCTAAATAAGGAAACTTCTGGTGAAAGTTCTGGCGAAAGCACAGATACTTCATCTGATCAAGAAGACAAAGACCAGGGTCAAACTGGCTCTAAGCGAGAAGCAACAAGTGAAGACATTGATAGATTACTTGATATGCTTTTTAACTTGGGCGAAGATGACTTAAATGAGAGAATCGGAGATCCTGCGTTTAAAAAGATATTTTCAGATCCTCGAATGAAGGTCGTTTTTGATCGTTATTTCGCATATCTAAATGAGCGAGTTGAAGTCTATCGTAAAGAATTAGCTGATGCTCTAAATAAACCTGAAATTAATTCAGCGGAAATTGACAGAATTACTGAGCGACTTACTAAGATCGTATGTAGAGTTAGAGTGGTTGAGATTGTATATGAAAAAATGTCTGCTGAAAAAGCCGCTGATTTTAGTGATGAGATTACTCAAAAAGTAAAGGAAGTTAATCAAGCTATCCTCGAAGCAGTTTCTTTAAGATTATCAAAATCAGCAGAAAGAACTCAATCCGCTTATTCAAAATTCCAAGGAGCTCAAACAGAAGAAGAAAAAGTCGAAGCTGCTACTGAAGTATTTTCAACACTACATTCAGCAGAAGAACTTGCTCAAGAGATGCCTGAAGCTGAAGCTGGAATCAAGGATGCGGCTGATACTTATACAAAAAGAATGGCATCTGAATTAGGAGAAGCTAGAGTAGAAGATATTAAAGCTGGAATATATGTAAATAAAAATGTTACGGTTATTATTAGAAGAATATTTGAATTCCAATACACTAACTGGACAAATGAACAGGATATATTAACTGAAGCAAATAAACTTAGAACTAGTATAAATGGGTTTCCTGATGTTTCAACTGAAGCTAAGGAATATTTAACCAGACTAGTAGATCAAATTCAAGTGCAATTAATCGATAGAGCTAAGAATAAAGCATTTAGTACGCCTAAGTTTAAAGGAATCCATTATGATTTTAATAAAAAGTTACCTCTATATGAACGTACTGCTTTACCTGTTACTGGAAAACAAATAGCGGATGATTCTAAGATTATGAAACTTAGAAAAGCTCTAGGCTCTCTAATTTCAATATTTGCGTCTCAAACAGAGATGACTAAGGCCGGTGAAGCATTTAAACAAACCAGCAAATGGTTGCATGATATTTATGCACATACACTAAACACCTCAGCTAAATTCATAGGTAAAAAGATTAAAGGCAGAGAAGGCGAAATGAAAGCTGATGCATTCACTAGAATGTTTATTCCAGACCCAAGCGTAGTTGACAAACCCAAATCTGCTCAAGTATCAGAAGACGCGGTAGCGCCAGGACAAGCAATACAGTCACCTGGGTCAATTGGCGGAATGGGATCAATTATACCTCCAACTGAAACATCAATAGGATCAGGAGATAACTTCGGGATGCCCAAGAAGAAAAAGAAATCTGGTGCAGTATTAGACTTTTCAGGATTCTTAAAAGAACAGAATAAAAAATATTAACTTATGAGACACATTAAAGACTTTTCAAGCTTTATATTTGAATCAGATGATGATTCGACTATTTGGTATTACGGAATAGCCGATTCGCATGGAATAGAATCATTCTTGGAAGCGCCATCTCAAATTGATATTGAAGCACAGACTGCTCTACTTGACATGGGATTAATTAATAAAGAAGAGAGTAAAAAAATGCTAGAAGACTTTAATAAGACTCTGTCGATGATGGCCATGAGAGCTAAGTTTAATGAACATCGTCGAGCGCTAGTCTATATGGTTGAGCTAACTAAGTACGATGCAGATAGAGCAAATGAATTAGTCGATTCTGGAAAATATATTGATGCGTTAAATTATATTAAAGAAACTGCACTAACTGTGAAAGGAGCAAGTCCAAGCAAGGCTACTTTTATTAAATGGTGGGAATCGATTCCGAATCCACAACTTGATCCATATCGTTAAAGTTAGAGTATAATAAAAACTTCAAACTTTTCAATAAGCAAGCCAGTTTATAGAAAGTTTATACAGAGCGTCGACTTACTATTCTAAAGCGAAATCGGTGTAATGTTATTTAAAAATTAATAAATATTAATATGAAATTCAAAATAGGAGATACTGTCGAAATAAACATAGGAGCTGAAGGTTCTCAACATGAGTTACTTCACATGATTGATGGCATGCTAGCAAAAGTAACTGAAGTCTATCAGGTTTCGTTTGATCCAGAAATAGACCGTTATGAAGTAGAGCTTCTAGATCCAGTAGAATACGAGGGTCAAGAAGTTAGTGTGATTCCTGGATTATATGAAGATAACTTAGAAGCTGCAAATAGATTAACTGAGAGTAGAGTTCTATCGGCTAAGGAATTTTTTAAAAGATAATTTGAATATGAAACACTTAAAAGTATTTGAAAACTTTAATGAACAATCTGCTGAAAGAAATATGTCAATGGTTTTTTCAAGAAATGGCGGATCGAGCATATATTCAGTTGACCTGGCTAATTTTCCAACTCAAATAAAAAAGGACGTGCCTGGAGTGTCTAGAGAAGAATCAGACGAACTTTCAAGCATAGGAATAGAAGATTTCATTGAAGTAGAAGATCACTATCTTACTGAAGTCCACTTGGAATATCAAATGACTCCAGTAAAAGACTCTGCTGGAATATCAGATATTAATTTTCAACTAAAAAGGGTAAAAATAGTTGGAGAATATGAAGTATGGAATGAGGAAACAGATGAGACTGACTCTGTTGATTTTCAAATTATAGACGATGGTCCATTTGACGAAAGAGTGACATTCACTACAGCCGGGTTGTTGCCAATTTACCCAGAGAATGTTGAAATAGACATGAATGGTTCAATGGATCATACAAATTTTAAATATTCAATAGAAGCGTAACTAAATAAAGATAATATAAAATTAGAGAAGACCACTGGTCTTCTTTTTTTATATAGCGCGATAAATAACTATACATACAAATTATAATTTCAAATATGTTAAAGAAAAGTGTAGGTTTAAACTTAATGACAGAAGTTGCATTCGCTGGAGTAGGCTACATGGAGCAAGTTGCGAAAAGTAGCGGAACTGGTAGAGCAGCTCTATTTGAATTAAGCGACACTGCTCAAGGCGTTGTACAACCTAAGGTTGACTCGCTTTTTAATAAATTCACAATATTTCAATACTCTGGACTATTCGCTGGGCATTCGTATCAACTAGATGGACACTTTATCGGTAACCAAAAAGCTCTAAAGTCTGCTAGTGATTACATAGCTGCATCGAATGCAATATCTACCGCGATAAGCAGTAAAGTGATAGCGGCCGCTGACCAAGCAAATAAGAATAAACCGATTAAGAATTATGCTAATCTCAGAGAGGACTTGGACAATAGGCTAACCTATGATAAAATGGAAAGCGCGGACGCAGCTAAACGATTTATTAATAATGTTAGACCGATAGTATCTAATCCAACTGCCGCTGCGATAATTAAATGGGGAGCAGAGGTTTCACCTGGAACAGTATTGGGATACCAGCCGTATTCTCATACTGATTTTATGTACTGTAAGTATTATGGAAAAATCCCAAATAATAGATTAGTTACATTAAGGAGATATCCATATCCTATTAGTGATTCGCTAAAGCTTAGTAGAGATGACAGTTCTCGTAATGCTATTCCAACTGCACAAGCAGTTACGTGGTTTGGATCTGATACCGGAAATGACTTGAATAAGATGGGAATATTTTCTTGGGATATGCCATGGGCTCCAATTGAAGTACAGGAGCAAGAAATTACAGGAAACGAGGTTACTGTTTCTGACTTACTATCTTCACTAGAGGGTCTTGGTCCTAAAGGAACTGCTATTAAAGGGTTACTTGAATCCGCGTATGCTGCAACTTCTGAGCAAAGTAACACTAGACTACAGGAGTTAACCGGTTATGATAAAAAAATTCAAGATTATCAAAAAACGTTATACTCGTCAGGTCCTTATTGGAATAGAATATATGGTCCAGTTAACGTAATCCACAAATCTTCTAGACGATCTAGAGGTATGCAAGAAGCCGGGTGGCTTCAAACGATTAAAATAAACTTCAGTTATAAATTTAGATCATTTGGTGGCCTAAGCCCAAAGATTGCAGCTCTTGACTTAATTTCAAACTTTGTGAATTTGACTTATAATGATGCGCAGTTTCTAGGTCAACTTGCTAGATATTATCCAAAAACTGGTTTAAAATTTAGTCCAACCGTTACTGAAGCACTAGGTAATATATTAACAAATTGGGGAACAACTTATTCTGGAGATAATACTGAAGCATATATCGATATTCTAGCAAATATGTTTGATGCATTAGATTTGGGTTCAAAGGCTCTTTTACAAAACCCGGGAAAGACTCTACTTGAGACTGGGAAAAATATTGCGCAAACTGAAGTTATGTCACGACTCAAAAATGCAATACCTGACTTGATTTCAATAAAGTCGGCATTGTCTGATAGACCGGTCGGAGAATGGCATTTAGTAGTAGGTAACCCAATGAACCCGATCTTTGTAATGGGAGACTTATTATGTACTAATGTTGATATGATATGGGACCAAGAATTGGGACCTGATGATTTTCCAACTGGAGTAACGTTCACAGTTACCTTGAAGCAAGGAAAACCTAGAGATAAAACCGCGATTGAGAGAATGCTTAACTTAGGACAGACTAAGTTGACGTCTGGCGCAATTAGAGGTTCCAGTACAGATGATACATTTGGTGAAAGCAATAATAAGTTATGGAATGACATTTATACAGCAAAAGGTGCTGCTGAATTAAAACAGAAGGAATCTGACTTATACGCGGAGGCAGCGAAGTCATTAACGTCAGGTAAGGGCCTTGGTGATTCTAAAGCAAATGAAGCCCTTAAATACCATTCATTTAAAAGTAGAGTGCTTAGAGGCTATGGGGCAGGAAATGGAGACGGTGGAATTGTTGATAATGCAAACCTAGACAGTAGCTTATTGCTGATGTATTACGCTAGACAATACGGTAGAAATGAATGCTAACAAACTATGATAGATTAAAAGATTCTTCAACGTAAAAAAGAGTTTACTAAAACCAATGGGGACACAGTAGTTGACTTAACTAGGAGAAGCGTATCATTTCTTGGAGTTAAGACCGGTCAGGGACAAAGATACAAAGTAGAGGACGGTATCCAAATGCGACCTGACTTAATTTCTAAAGTTTTCTATCAAACTACTAGCTTACTTTGCATTTTACTAAAATACAATGGAATATCAAATCCATTTTCATTAGCAGTTAACGATTTAATTAGGGTACCAGACGGTGAGGTTTTGTCAGGAATGTTAACTGACCCAATCAATATAAATGAGTCAAATGAAAACTGGATGAATTCTACTCGTAAAAAGAAGCGTTCTCAATTCATAAAGCCGAAAACTAAACAAGACGAAAATCGATTAAAGTATCTGCAAGCTATTTCAAATACGACGGTTGCTCCACCTAATATTGCAAAGGATGAATCAGTAAAAGTAGTAAATGGAAAAATTATATTCGGTACAGATGTTACTTCAATTAAGAAAGAAGACTGTCCTGACCCAATTTCTAGAACAAAATTACAAGCACAGCTTTTAAAAAATAAAATCCAGTATTAATGGCAATAAGTGATCAAATATTACAAATACTTGAACCGAAGATAACGCCGCCCAGTATAGACTTATTGGACAGAGAAACTGAGCTTAGTCCAAATAAAATAAGAATGCCCGAATCTACTGGGTATGCTACTCAATTAGGCAGAAAAGCACCATTAATTAAAATTGGAAACACTAGGCTACAACCGGACAGTGTAATTAGTATGAATGTTTACTCAGATTCATTTTTGCCAAGAATTCATGTTAGTATTATTGATGATACAGGTTCATTGACGTCGGTTGGATATCCTAGAACAAATCCATTGATGACTGTATTTGTCGCGTCGACTCATAAAAAACTAAAATCGTTTTCTCAAACTTTTTTAATAACTGACGTAACGCCGTTACCTCTTCCTGGAAATAGGACTCGCTATGATTTTACAGGAGAACTGTATGTTCCTAACTTAAATGGAAACTTTATAAAATCATATTCTAATTTGACTTCAGCTCAAGCCTTAAGAAAGGTAGCTGAGGAACTTGGTCTAGGTTTTGCAACAAATGAGGATTCTACTAATGATGCAATGACATGGATCAATCCAAATTTGAGTTATAAAGCATTTATTAAGCAGGTAACGGATCACTCATATAAAAATGAAAGTTCATTTTTTGACTGCTTCATAGATCGATACTACGTTTTGAATTTTATAAATGTTGAAAAGCAATTCAAGCAATTCAAAGACGATTCTGAAATCCCGATGACTTATTCTTCTTATGCAAGTGATTATTTAGATAAATCAAGAGTTCCACTAAAGGAGTCTACTGATTCAGACGAATTAATGGTTCCTCTAATCTTAACAAATGCGGACGTAGGAACATTCGCTTCAGAGTTAAAGATTCTTGAGCATTCAATGATTAGTGAAACTGGTGCAATCTTAAAAAGAGACGGATTTAGAAAAAGAATTATGCTGTATTCTCACGGAGAAGAAGAAGCAGTAAAAGATTGGTTCGCTGAACCTATATCACAAGTTTCGCCAGACGGATTGAGCGAATATCAACGCCCTGAATTAGAAGACTTCACTGAATCTTCAATAGTTAAATGGATGGGAATTGATTATAAGAACACTCACCCTAATTATAAGTTTGCAAAAGTAATAAACACTCATAATAAAGCGGAGGCTGATAAAAATGCCCTAAGAGTTAAGTTACCTGGCTTTAATATGAATGTAATTAGAGGAAGTAGAGTCAAAGTCGAAATCTATTCAACTCGACTAAAAACTGCGATTGATGAAAGTTTACAAGACGATAAAAATTTACCTAGTAGACAAAAATCTGAAAATCCTGAATCATCGAGAATTACTGACTTAATAATTGACCCTAACTTAACTGATACTTACTATGTTAAAGAAATTAAGTATTCATATAGCCCAAACAGAACTAATGAGAGGTCAGCTTTTTCAACTGAGTTGATTCTGAGCAAACGAAACTGGATACCTAACCCTAAAATGTCAATTACTTCATAAATATGGCACAATTACTAAACGCACCACGTAGATGGAAACAATTTATAAAAAGCTCAATGTCTGATTTACAGGACCCTGTGTTCTTGACATTTGACTTGGACTTTTTCCCAGATAATGATAGGACTATGCCAGATCAAACAAACTTATATTGGAATTCACTATGGGCTGACTCCAATAATGAGGGAGGTATGAGTATGTTTAAAGAAGCAGAACCAGCTGCGGTTGATTGGTTAATGCAATACGGTTCACCGTGGACAGAGAAAGCAGGAAACAGTTTAGTTGCAGCAAAAACGATTCTATTGCAATTACAAGACTCACCATGGTACTTTCAGTCGATCGCTGGAATTGATTCCCTATGGAAAGCTGCTAGTAGAGTTAAGGACGGCGATAAAAAAGCTGAGATTACGATAAATTGTTTTGATTCTATTGAGCAACCATTAATGCAATTTGCGCAAAACTATAGAACTGCAATATTTGACCAAGATCGACTAAGTTATACATTACCAGATAACCTAAGAACATTCGATATGATTCTTACACTATATGAGATTCGTGATATTAGAGATGATAAGAATCGATTAGTTAAAGGTTTATATCAAGTTCGATACCGAATGAAACGTTGCGAGTTTGACTTTGATCTGTTTCTAAGTGGCCCAACTATGACTGAAGTTAAAGCATACACTATAGATCAGCCATTTAATACTTCCTTCAAAATAAAATGTGAATGGGTTATAGAAACGGCAGATCATACGGTAATAGAAGACTATCAGAGTCTAGGTATATTTTCAGGCTTAGCAAATTCATTAGAAGGTAGAGCACAAAGATTTTTTAGTAGCTTAGCGTCATTACCTACTAGATTAGTTGGTGATTTATCTAACCAATTACAAACTGGGCTCGAAAACGCAGTATCACAAAATGTGTATAATAGATCAAATGAAGTATTGAGCACAAATAGAATATTAGGCAGAAGATCGCCAGTCGGCCCATCTGCTGGATCAGCGATAAATGACGACGTCTACCCAGGCTCAAATACTAAACCTCAAATCAATAACAATGATTTAGGAGATGTATATCCTTAAAATTAAAAACCTCACATGATACCTAATCAAGATCACGACATTATGAAGGACCCTACTGGGTCAGATCGCTTAGTTACAAAATACTTAGGCGAAATAGTTGACGTAAATGATCCATTAAGAGAAGGCCGATGTAAAGTTAGAGTATTTAGTATGTTCGACACATTGCCAATTGAAGATATTCCTTGGGCAACACAGGCCCAAAAACCTGCATTCTTTGGACAAGATGCAAAAGCTGGATCTATCTCTATTCCTAAAAAGGGCGCAATTGTTAATGTTAGATTTAATAGTGGTGACATATACTCACCAGAATATGAACAAGCACAAGAGCTCGGGGATGATATTAAAGAAGAACTTAAGAAGAGTACAGATTATGAATATGAAGGGGCTCACTATATTATATTTGATGGAGATGAGCAACTTAAGTTTTGGTTTAATAAAGCTAAGGGTTTAACTCTTGAGCTAAAGGACTCATTTATCAATATTGATCAAAACTCTAAGATTGAAGTATATCATAAAGATGGGCTGTCTTCTATTGAATTAGACGGTAGCGTTGTAACAGTAGTTAGTCAATCTCAAGTTAATGTCGTTTCAAATTCAATTAAGACGACTGCTCAAAATGTTCATATTGATGGAAAATCTACTAGAGTAGGTTCATCAAATGTTGTTGAAAGCGCAATGATGGGAGACTCTACGTTTGCAGCATTAATGGGATTAGCTGCAATGATTGATTCAAAAATGCCAGCTACACCAGGAGCAGCCCAAAGGTTCTTAAATAATATGAAAGATGATATTCTATCTGAAACCGTTACAATAGGTCACTAAGTCCAAATAAGTCATCGCATTCAATTAATTCAAATTTTTTATTTAAACCGCTTAGTGAATCGCCAAAATGAATGGCTCTAAATTGAAGTTGTTTATTTTTTGTGCAAGTTGAATATCTTCAGCCAAAATAGGTAAGTCTGATCTATTCCTAAAGAATCTACTGGAAGCTTTGTATTTAATCCAAGTAGTCCAGATTTCCAAGATATAGATATGCACCCAATAATGTTAGAAGCGATTTATATAGAAATGCTAATGGACTATGGAATAAATTTAAAAGACGAATTTGCAATACAAGGTGTGAATATGCTAAAGCAAACAGAACAAATAAACAAACAATAAAAGAAAGTTGTGTGGTTTCTTTTAGGCGTATCAAGTTTTTGCTTGGTGCGCTTTTTTATTGCTTATTGCGATATGCTATATTTTTCATTTAAAAAACGTAATGCTTTTTTAATTGCTTGTTTTTTATCAGTATGACCATCAGTATAAAATATTAATTCATAAGATGACTTATAGCCTTTGTATATTTCAATTGAATAATCATTAATTCTTTGCCAAGTAAAACTTACATTTACATTGTTATTTTGGCACATTTCAAATAATTTTTTCATAATTTTATATTTTAATTATCATAGTGAGTAAATATTAAAGTATGCAATTGGTCATTTTTTTTTGTAAACTATTTCAGTCTAATGAGTATTATACTGTAAATAAAAAGATAGATTTATTATTTTGAAAAATTATTACGAGATACTAGGAGTCACAGATACTGCTGAATTATCAGAAATAAAGAAGGCTTATCGAAAACTTGCGGTGAAGTATCATCCTGATAAAAACCCGGACCTTGAAGCCGAGGAAAAATTCAAAGAAATAAATCAAGCATACGAGACTCTATCTGATCCTGAAAAAAGGTCTCAATACGACAAAACTCAGGCTAAAGCAACTGACACATCTTCCGACTTCTTTGGAAACTTTAGGGATTTTTCAATGAACTCTCGACAAAACTTCGAATATCTAACAGTTAAGCTCACAAAAACCGCTACTATAAAAGAATTGTTTGAAGGTAAAGTATTTGATATAAATTATGTCATTACGAAAACTTCGACAAGCTCATCAAAAACCGAAAATAAAACGATTCGTATTGAGGTTAACTTAAAAACTACTCCATATCCTATCACTTTCGAAAATGGAAAATATTATATTGTCCTTAAAGTTAGAGAAGGGGGCTCTACTCAAGAAGTTAAGCAATTTGATTTCATAGGAAGACTTTCTAGGAGATCAGTAACTGGTGATTTAATTGTAAAGATCCAAATTGATACACTTGGCTTAGCTATTGAAAATTCTGACTTAGTGCACACTCATGAAATTTCTCTACTTGATGTGTTATTTACAGAGGACCTTATAATTGAAAGCGTATTCGGAACAAAGTATCGCATCAAGTCATTACCTAAATCAAATTTATCGAATCTACAGATAACAGTTAAGGATGAAGGTCTGGTATCTGCATTTGGGACAAGAGGTCGATATATTTTTAAATTACTAGTTAAGACGCCTGACATTTCTAAGCTATCATCTGAAGATTTAGAAACATTAAGAGGCTTATTGATTAACATTAATAAATAATGTTAGCACGGCTCACCTTTGTGTGATGGGTTGTGCGTATAAATAATCAAAAAAGTCTGACTAAGTTGACAACTACTAGCAATATCCAAAGTTTAAATCAACCCGCTATTTCAGATAACTCAGTATTTATTATTGAGAAGATCAATGAAGCGGTTACAGTCACTAGAGAGAATAACGATATTATTCTTGAAGGCACTGCTGCCGTATTCGGTGTAATGAATGAAAACAATAGAGTCTATGAGAAGCAAGAATATTTGCCTCACTTAGATTATCTAAATGAAAAAATCTCTCAAAAGAGATTGTTTGGTGAATTGGATCACCCGCAAAAATTTGATGTTTCATTAGCTAATGTATCTCACGTTATCGAATCACTCGCGTATGATGAATCTTCAAATAGCGTAAAAATCAGACTGCGTCTTCTAGACACTCCATCTGGAAGAATCGCAAAAACCTTAGTCGAAGCCGGTTGCACAACATCAGTTTCTTCAAGAGCAGCAGGTAATGTTTCAGAAAACGGCAAGGTCAAACTTCATAAAATCTTCACTTACGACTTAGTAGCTGAACCTGGATTTTCACAGGCGTCTTTAAGCCAAGTATCTGAAAGCCTACAGAGTAATTTCACATCTATTTTTGAATCCCTTGATTCGTTAAAAAGCCATTCAATTACGAATAGTTTGATTGATATTTCTGAGAGCTTTAATTTTGAAGATTCTGTGAAAATTTACAAAATAAATAATCAAGAAATTAAACAATCACAAAATAATACACAGCAAATGGCTAATGACTTTGTAACAAAAGACGAGATGCAACAGTATTCTGAGTTAGTAAAAAAGAAATTTTCTGCTCTACAAGAAAGCATTTCAAAAAATAACGCAGGTCTACAAAAGATCAGCGAAAACGCAACTGGCGAATCTCCAGTAGTAGATAAACTAGTTGAATATGTTAACTACTTGGCAAATGAATTAGAGCAAGTAGTTGAGTACTCTAATTACTTATCGACGATGTTGAATAAAGGAATCAATTACACTGAACACGTTGCTGAAAAAGTAAATGACTCTATTGCTTATTCTGATTACTTAGCAGAAAAAGTAGAGAAAAACATTCACTACTCAGAATATTTAGGAGAAACCTTAAATCAAAATATCAACTATGCTGAATATGTAGCTGAAAATGTTGAAAAAACTATCGCATATACTAACTATTTAGCTGAGAATGTTGATCGTGGAATCCAATATTCAGAGTACGTTGCTGAGAATGCTGAAAAGGGAATTAAATATTCTAACTATATAGCTGAGAACTTAGAAGCTGCTATTAAATACTCTAACTACTTAGGAGAGAACTTAAACAAAGGAATCAAATACTCAGAGTATATAGCAGAATCTCTAAATGAAAAAGTTTTAGCTGGAGTAACTGGTAAAACTAGATCATTATTAGGAGAAGTTAAGAAATTAAATGAAGGAATTGATTATGAAGTTAGTGAAAACTCTTCAGTAGATGATTTAGTTGGAGCAGTTGATGGAATTTTAAGTCACATAAAATCTAATTCAGCAAAAGCAGTTTTAGAAAACAGATATCCATTCTTAAAGCTTTTAAACGAATCTCGTAAACAAGCATTCTACGATTTAAGTAAAGAAGATAGAACTGCAATAGTTGAGGCTATGTCTAGAGCAGTTTACTTTACTGAGGACGAAGTCGTTAACATTATGGAAGCAGTATTAAACTACCAAACTGAAAATGTACCGAACTACATCAAATTCATGCCAGCTGCATACCAATCAGTTTATGAAAGCATGACAGATAATGAAAGAAACTGGATCTCTGCTCAAGCAAACAATATGGTGTTAAATACTCCATATCAAGTTAAAGCATTCTGGGATTCTAGAGATCTTAGAGGAATAAATGAAAGAATTGCACAAGCTGCAGATATAAATAACAATACAATTAACGAAAGCCAAGGTAAAGAAGGTTACGTCTCGTTAACACAAGTCAACGAAAGCTTAAGAGGTTACTCTACTGCATACGTTGAAATGCTCAAAAGAAGAGCACAAAATTAAAAATAAAATTTTAAAACAAAATGGCAACAAAAATTTTCAAAAGATTGAACGACGCTTCAATTAAAGAAACATGGACACCGGTTTTAGAAGGATATGGCGCAGACGTAAATGCTCGCCCTTGGTTAGTTGACGTAGCTCACAACCACGCAATCTTTGATAACGCAGGTGGAGTACTTAACGAATCGGCTGTAGCTCCAGGATTATTCTTACAGCAACCTGGTTCAGTTAGCTCAATCGGAGCAATTTCTGCTCCAACCAGCTCTATGACTCCGTTCACAGCAGGTGGTGCTAAAAATGGTTACGGAGCTTCTGTATCTGGTTCTGGTGATAAATTCCCAAGCTTACTTCCAGTAGCAATCCAAGTAGCTGCTAAAACTATCGGTTTCGACTTAGTTGGTGTAGTTCCAATGGATTCTCCAGTAGGTTTCTTACCGTACTTAGATTATGTATATCAAGGTGGTAATTTAGACTCTCAATACGAACCATTCTTAATCAAAATCACTGACGGTACTGCTGCTGATGAAAATGGTGCAACTAGTGGAGACTTTACATTCACATTCGTAGGTTCTTCTCGCGTAGACGGTAACCCAATCTATAAAGTAGTTACAGGTTCTGACTCTGGAACAACGGTTGCTGCTGGAGCAGTAGCTGCAGGTCTTGCACAATCTACTGCAGGAGTAGCTTTAGTATCTGCTTTAGAAAACCATATTTCAGGTTTCACATCAGTATCTGATGCTGACTATGCAACAACTGATTTCGATGGTCCATTCTTAGGAGCTACCGGTTCTCAAGGAGATTTCATGGGAATGAAGAGAGAAGTTGCGGAAGTTTCTAAATTCCGTCAAATGGGTCTTCGTATGTTCACCAAGTTCATCGAAGCTAAAGGTGATCAAGTAGCAATTTCTGCAACAGTTGAACAAATCCAAGATCTTAACAGAGTATGGAACTTCGACGTTATCTCAATGTTAGAAAACGTAGCTGTTAACGAGCTTGCTCAATCAATCAACAAGAAATTAGTTGATAGAGTGTTCAAATTAGGAGCAGTTCACAATGCAAACATCGCTGCAGTAGAAGGTGCTGGTATTACTAACCTAGACTTAACAGTCGGTTCAACCGGATTCGAAAACATCTCAACTTTACAAAGAAGAGTTGTTACTAAGATCTTAGAAATGGCTAACTTAATCTATCACAGAGGTCGTTTTGGTGCTGGTACTTATATCGTTACTAACGGTAGAGTTGCTTCTGCTTTAGCAGACGTAGCTGGTTATTCATTCGCTCCATTCAACAACGATCTACCATCTGCTGCTGGTCAATTATACCCTGCAGGTAAAGTACACGGTTTAACTGTTTACGTAGATCCAAACTTGAAATTCAGTGATAACCGTATCCACATCGGACGTAAAGGTGCTGACGAGGAACCTGGTGTTAAGTTCTTACCATATATCATGGCAGAATCTCTTCAAACAATTGCAGAGGGAACATTCTCTCCAAAAATTGGTATGAAGTCTCGTTACGCTATCACTGAAGCTGGATGGCACCCAGAAACTCAATACATCACTTTAACTGTTGACGGTTTAGGAGTATTGACTGGATCAACTAGACCTTCTGCTTCTTACTAATAGTAATAAAGTAATAGACTATATAAAGATCTCTAATAATTTATTAGAGATCTTTTTTGTTATATGTCTAATAAATAACTTTAAAATATTTCACTAAATATGAAATTACTTAGATTTGTCTCATTTGTTAATGAGGCTCTATCCCAGAAAATAAATGAGTCAGTTCATATCCAACCTAAAGACTGGGAAAGAATGTCCAAACTTGTATTAAAAGACGATGATGGCTACTCTGTTGCCAGGCTAATTCGAGACAAAAATAAAGCAATCGCACGATTTGTAGCAGGCACAAAGTTAAATGGAGAAGCCCTTAGATATGACCAACGCTATAATGAATATTCGAATAGGTACAGAAGTATTAGAAATAAAGCTCTAGCTTTGGGTGCTACTCATGAAGAGATACAGGCGGCCTTCGATCAAGCTGAAGTACCGGTCCAATATACTGATAGATTATCTCAGTTGAGTGGAGCTAAACTAAATAATAGATTTGTATCTGCTATATCAAGCGCAGTGATTGATTTAGGATTACATATTGAATACTTAAGAACGAATGGTAATGCTCTAACTTGGGAAGGTCGTGAAGCAATGGAGAGAAGTGGTAGAAAATGGACAATTGGGTATAAATCTGTAATCTCAGGAGATGGAATCGAACTTCCATTCGAATTTGATGCAATTACTGATGAGGGAGGTGGACCTACTTATTATGTGATTGATCAACATACTGATGCTGACCTAGCTAGAAAAATGAGGAATATTTATAGAAGATCGCCGGTTGGTGTAAACGGTTTCGTTAATGCTTTAAAGGTAGCACTAGCTGAAATAAAGACTGAGCAGGCACAAGATTAATGCTTTTTATTAATATCAGTCGAATAAATAATATCTCTAAACAATAATAAAAAAGATTAACGCAAAAATGAGCAACACTGTTTTAAATTACCAAGAATTCCTTTTGGAAAAGAAATCGATTAACCAAGAAATGGCAGACCTTCCTAAAGGCAAAGGTTCTAAGAGTTCTAAAACGGTTAACCCTGAAATGAAAGATCTTCCTAAAGGTAAGGGTAAAGCTATTTCTAAATCAGTAAAACCGGAAATGGCAGGGCTTCCTAAAGGTAAGGGTTCAGCTATCAATAAAAAAGTTGATGAAAAAGCAGCTAAATTGCCTACAAATAAAGGATCTAAATCTACTAAAACAGTAGATCCGCGAATGGCTAAAATTGTAGTCAAAGGCAAAGCTAGCACTAAGCAAGTTAACCCAAATATGGCGACTCTTAAAAAATAAAAAGATTCAATTAAATAATGAGTCATAATACAAAAAAGGTTCAATCTTTTAAATCATTTATGATTAAAGAGAACTCATTAAAGGATCTTGTCGGAAAGGCAGATGATGAGGAATTGGACTTAGATGATGCTAGAAGCATAGGAAAGAAGATCTCAAGAATGAAGGGCGACGACCGTAAGAAATATGTTGGAATTGTTAACTTTATGGGAGCTTCTTGTAGAATATACAATGAAATTTGGGCTAACTATAAACCAGTAGACCCATCTAAGAAAAAAGCAAACCGCGGAAAAGAGTTCCAGGGAGAAAAAGAATTAGGTTAATAATTGAATGCTCAAGGAGTTATAGCTGAATCAATAATCAGTTTTAAAATAACATGGGATAATCCAGGAAATGGGGCTCAGCCTAAATGGGATCAAAATAAACAGCATATTGAGATCCATGAAGCTGACATTTATCCTGACTTGCAATATGTGTCTGCTTATGCTGCTCCTACTTATGTTAAATATAATTCAGGGTCTTTATTAAATGAGCTAATTGTTGCAATTAATCAAGTAATAGAATCAAAAATCTCTAAATCAAATGAAGCTCAAGAACGGCCGTTGCCTGATAACCGAACTCCAAAAGGTTTACTAGGAGAGCCTGGAAAAAAGGAATTAATGAGAGGTCATGAGATCGCACAAGATTTAATTACTGCGCCAGTCAGAGGCGGCGAGCTTGCAACAATCGATAAACCTACTCAAACCAGAGGAGGTGAACCTGTTACAATAGAGAAACCCAATACTAAAACTAATATTGATACTAGTAAACCTGGCGATAGTGAACCTGAGGTGACCAATGACGCTCAGATTAAATCCTCTAACCTAGCATACACAGTAACGATCTATGGAGATAAACTTAGATTTTTAGAAGGTCAAGAAGAAAGAGGCGCATATTCAGCAGGAGTTAAGTTTTTATACAAAGTATCTAATAATTTAACGAAAGTCGTTGGAGATGATCACATAAACAATCAAGCTAAGATATGGGCAGAAGTCAAGATGGGCGGTTTAATTGGATCATCTATTAAAATACCATTTTCAGAATTTGATGAAAAGGAATTCAGATTTGGAGGAAACCTACTCGCTCAAATATTACCTTCTATTGAATTGAGCTTTACTCCAGATCAGAATTCAGTTTATTCTAAGGAAAAACCTGAACTTGATATAGCCGACGTAATCAAAGCAACTAACATTACATTAGGTAACAAAACTACAACAGAAATCAAAGCTTTACAAAAACAGATTCAAAAAGAAATTGAAGCTAGAGAATCTGAGATGCAGGATGATTCTAGTAAACAAAGTGATTCGAATAAGAATAAATAACTAAAAAATAAGAGACAAGATGGCAGGTCTACCACATTTTAAAAATTCAGCAGCAGGTCCAGGAAAGTATGAACCGTTATACCTTAACCAGTTTGAGGTTATTATAACTCCACCGCCTGCCGTAGCTGGTAAAATAGGTTTCGGAAATAACTTAATGTTAGAACACGTACTTAAGGTAAGTAACTTACCGGAATTAGCAGGTTCAGGACAAGGAGTAACTATTCAAAACTATAAATTCTCACAGAGAGTATACGCGCCGGCTAAGCCGCAACAAACATATCATCAATTCACAATTGACTTTGAGGTTAACTTAAATCAGTCTAATGATATGTACATTTACAATGCGCTTAGAGCATGGGCAGATTTAATCTATGATCCATTAACTGGTCGTCAAGGACTAAAAGCTGACTATGCAGATGCGAGTATACAAGTAACGCAATTCAATAGAGCCGGTGTTATTTACAGAGAATTTGTATTTACTCCAGTATTCATAGGTCCAAATAAATTAACTGAAACTGTACTGGATTATGCGGGAGATGGAATCTATAAATTAACTGCACAATTTACCGCAGATACTTATACAGAATCTAGAATCGGTCAGTAAAATAACTTTCAATAAGACAATGGACATGTTTAACATAAAGCGCAGAAATAACCCGTCAATGGACAGGTATTCTGACCTGAAGAAACCTGCATTCGGAGGCCCTAGCGAAAAAACTGACTTCGATACAACAAAAAGAAAATCACTTGAAGGCTACCAAAGAGTTATCGACAGAAATGCCGATTTTGAAGGTGGGAAATTCAATCATAACTACGACACTACTTGGAAAGCGGTAACTCGCGATCTAGTTTCAAGAGTCGCAAAGAAAAAACCATTTAACCCAATGTACGCAAAACCAACAATCGCAACAGTAGACGCTGTTGAAGAAGGAAAAATTATGAGATTTGACCAGTTCGTTAACGAATCTGAAGAAGGTTACAATATGTTCGCTGAAGCAGAAGAAGACGAAGTTCCAGGAATGGAAGACATGGATACGGATATCCCAGCAGAAGAGCCTGAGGTAGACGAAGAAAAACTTGAAAACCTAATGGCTGACCATGGAGAAGCATTAGAAGAAATGATCGATGAAATTGCTGAAGCAATGGAAATTGAAAAAGATGAAGTTTGTGATCTATTATGCGCAGCTATTAAAAAGCTAGTAAACAAAGAAGATGAAGATGCTGAAGGGGATGAAAATTTAGAAGACGTTGAGAACGATGATGAGGATCTTGATGCATAATTAGAATCTAATATTTTAAAATAGCAAAGGGGCAATTATTGCCCCTTTTTTAGTATTTCAACTCCAGGAATCTCTCCCAGATCTAAGTCAATATCTATCGCCCTAGGTACAAATTGGATAGTATCATACGCTGAGCTTAGAAAAGTAAGAGCATTTGTTATGCTGTTGCAACTTAATCCTGAATTAACATAGATTATCCTGCTGTATTTTCGGTTCCTCACGTTAATCGCTTTATCGATTAATTTCTTAATTTCATAATTTATCAAAAATGCCTGAATCTTATTTGGAATAAGTATTTCTGTTTCAAACTTTTCCTTAATAATTTTATTTACGTTTAGTAAGTAATCACATTTCTGTTTTTTACAAAAGGCCTGAACGAAGTGTTTTTGATCTTTTACGAAGATTATTTCAAGTTGACGGTCTTTTATATCAATCATTATTGATTTCGATTTTTTTAAGCTCAATTCCGGCTCTACGTAAGAAATCTAACCCTGACACATCTCTGTATTCTTCCAAGTAAACGACCTTCTTAATACCAGATTGTAGAATTAATTTACTACATTCAGTGCATGGAGAATATGTAACATATAAAGTTGCTCCATCACAACTTTGAGTAGATTTTGCAACTTTGGCCAATGCATTAGACTCAGCATGTAAAACATACCACTTAGTTTGATAGCCTTGAAACGATCCGTCTGGATGATATGTTGCAACTTCACAATCATTCTCGAAACCAGAAGGTGTCCCGTTGTAACCGTCAGCTATGATGGTATTATCTTTTACAATTAAAGCTCCAACTTTTTTACGCAGAGCATGAGATAACTCAGCCCAAGTTTGAGCCATTTTGATATAGGTTACATCGATTTTATGTTGTCTTTGAGTAGATATGGTGTTATTTTTCATTTGTTGAAGTTTTATCGAATATCCAATGTAATAAATCATCACCATCTTGAAATATTAGAACATCATCTGATTTAGAAGTTATCGCTGAAAATAAATTGGCAAAGTCTTCACTCGGAGTTCCATCAATTTCGATAAGATCATTAACAATCGGCGGCATCGTCATTGGTGTAAAATTATTAGATAGCATTGAGTTAGTTAGATCATAATGTCTATCATATACATGGTATGAATTAGCAACATGAGTGTATGTTCCAAGTTCAAGATCTGGATAGAATTGTTTTAAGTGAGAATGTATTTGCATTTGCAATGAGCAAAAGAATGCAACATCGGTTGGAGTACCCCAAACTGCATCATTACTTCTCATAAAAACGCTCATATACAATTTATTTTCTCTAATGTGTAGATTTGCATACATTGTACATACGAAATCTTTATTTGAGAAATATTGATGAGCTGGTTTATTGAAATGCATGATTGCTTGTCTAGAATCAGAATCATTCATTAAGCTTTGGATCGCCCATTGGTATTGAGATAGATCATGCGGGTTTTTCTCAGTAAAAATTAGATTACCGTACGCTGAATTAGCTGACCCATCTGGATTTTGAATTGTTTCCCAGAATTTAGCCCATTTTGAAATAAAAGCCACATCCTTTCTTCCCATATAATACCATAGGAACTCGGCTGCAATATACTTCGTTTGAGATCCTCTTACTGAGTTTGAATATAAGCATTGAGTTGGATCTTCTACAACTAATGCGACGTTGAGTAACTCTCTACTCGTAGTTCCCCTAGCTTTATTAACTAGTCCATTAGACATTAAATATCTAAGAGAATCTTCATAGCACTGAGCAAATGTATTTCCTGTAAATGTTATCATGATTTATTATAAATTGATTATCTTTTACTATGAAAAATAAAAAAGGTTAACTATTGTATAGTTAACTCTGAGAAATGATCGTGGTTTTCGACTTGGATCTTTATATCAAAATACTCTTCAGGTAAAGGGTCGTGTGATATTACAAATACGGTCATGTTGTATTTCTTAGCAAACGCTTTAAGTAGGTCAACTACTCTAAAAATTGAGTCTACGTCAAGAGATGAAAATACTTCATCTAAGAATAATAAGTTTACTTTATTGTGTTTTAGTTTAATTAATTCCAAAATACAAAGCAAAACAATCAAGTTCATCTTCTTTTGTTCACCGGCAGATAATGAATCTGGCGAAATTTGCATACCTAAATGAGTAATAATTGGATTAAACTCAAGATCAAATTCGAATGAAAATTTGAATTCCAGAATCTTTGCAGTCTTTAGGATCTTCTTGTTAAGTAAAGGAATGATTTGACTCATTAACATACGTTTCATACCATTATCTGAAAGAACCATTTCCATCTCTTGAGAAACTTTAAGCTTTTCAGTAAGTTCAGCAAGTTTAGTAGACGAATCAGATATTTCTTTTTTGATATTATTGATCACTTCTGCTAAATGATGATCTGTTGTTTTGATATTCTGTGTTTTTAGACTTACTAATTCGCGGCGTATTGCTGATATTGTTCCATCAATTTCATAATACTCTGCCATTATTTTGTTTTGTGATTCGGTGATGGTTCTAAGATCGGTCTCTTTAACGGAAGCCACTTTCAATAGACTAGGTAAATTATTCTCCTGTTCTACTTTTTTAGCCTCAAGTTTGTCTTTGATTTGAATATGTAGTGAATCTGTCAAGTCAGATAAGCAGTGCGGACACTTATTCTTTGCATATATGTCTAGTTTCTTTTGAATCTCAGCAATATTTAATCGGATCGCTGCTTGCTTATCTCGGCTTTCACGAATATCTTTTTTTATCTCATCTAATTTTGAGTTAAAAGCTTGAGCTTCTGATTTTTTTGAAACTTTTGTCGCTTCAAGTTCTTCAATCTTTTTAACAAGTTCAGCAATTCTTTCATCATTTGAGGTTGCAATCTGAGCCTTTAGTGATTCTAGTTGAGAAACTGACGACTCTAACAGTCTATTATTACTAGCAAGAGAAGTATCTATTGCAGATATTTCAAACTTCAGTTTCTTGGACTCTTCCTTTGACAGCTTAGCCATATCATTAACGATGTCTAATCCAAAGATTTTATCTATGATTTGGCGTTTATCTGCTGGGCTTAGTTTAACAAAGCTTTTAAAATCATTAACTGATAAACTGATCGTATTTGAGAAAACGTTGAATGGGATTTTAGTAAGCTCATCTTCGATAAAATCGTCCACTCTCCTTTTATCTGGTAAATTATGTTCAGCTCCATCAATTAGGACTCTTGAAAAGTTCGGTTCGATGCCTCTCTCTATTTCTATTCGCTGTCCACTTGACGTTAAAAATTTTACTTGAGTGTATGCGTTTTTATTAATTCTATTTGGAATTTCTTTAATCTTACGAATTGCAGATTTTCCATAAATTGAAACAGTTAATGCGTCAGATATCGAAGACTTGCCCGATCCATTCTTACCTTGGACCAAAATAAGCTGAGGTTCATCAGAGAATTTAAAAGTTTGTAATTTATTCCCGTATGAACATATATTGCGAAAAGAAAATTCTTGTATCTTCATTAGTTTGAAAAGTATGCGAGTTCGTGATTTGCTAAAACATTTTGTACTGTGTAGAACTTATAAAGTTTTGACTCAGCATCGTACTCCCAGTTTATGTTGGGAGATTCGCTGGTTCGATAAATTGAGCCATTTCCTAAAAGTATAGCATGCGATACAATGTTAGCAAGGTCTGTTGGATTTGCAACTGATAATAAGATGGATTTTACTTGCTCAGGAGTTAGTAGACCCCTATCTAATCTAGTTTCTAAGTCTAGTTCCGCAACCCTAGCTGCGATGTTACGTTCCTTTTCAATTCCTTCAGGGTTAGGAAATAATTTTTTAGCCAAATTTCCATCGGTTTTATTAATAAAAATTTTAAGACTTTGTGTAACTGGGAGCCACGCACAGTATTCAATAACTGTGCCTGCTCTGAGACTAGTTTTACTGGCGACTCCAAGTTCACCACTTTTTGTTTCTGTGACATAAATACTATCTAATACAAATGGGTTATTCATTACTTGACGCTTGTTTAACAGTGTTATAAATTTCAACAAATTTCCTAGATAAATCAAGCCTAAATGTTTGAGAATATTCTCTTGACTTGACAAACGTTTTAAATATGTCAATTACATTGAATTGATCTTCTGGATTAAACTCGATATTTGCAGCTTGATTATGAGCTTCATCTACGTATGTGAAAAATTCTACCTTTCTGTGAGTTGACTTAGAAATCGCTTCTAAAAATCGATTAACTGAGAAAACATTAACGAAATTCACACTAATCATTATATCTACAAATGAATTATTTAAAAGCTCAATTACTTCATTTACTGGCTTCTCTAAAAGATCATAGATATCGAACTTTTTGTAAGTTGGCGATACTGTATTTTCAATGAATGTTTCTACTAAAGTAGGAGTAGATACATCTAACTGGTAAAAACCTTTAATATTGTCTCTATCTCCTCTGTCCATTTGGTATGGAGTTCCTGTGTAAAGTACATTTTTAAATTCTTGACGATGGTGTATGTGGCCTGAGTAGACTCTCTTATAACAAGATAATGAGTTTATATCTAGTCCATGTTCAACTTTGGTCCATTTGTTAAAACGAAGACCTTTAATATCAGTATGACATATTATATAATCACATAACTCTGAATAGTCTACAATTATTTGATTCAATTGGTTGATATTCTCAACCCAAGGTAACATTAAAAATGAGTGACTATTAACTGTTAAAATTTCAGGCTGTTCAAAAACATGGATATTTGGAGATAAATGAGATAGCGACTTTAATGAATGAACTTCGGTCTTATCTTTATAGTAAACATCATGATTTCCAATAATTATGTAGATTCCTCTTTTGAATTTCTTAGCAAGAATTGAAAAAATTTCAAATGCTTCATTTTGAACTCTAACGTTGATAGATTCGCGCGAATGGAAGATATCTCCTTCTAAAATAAGGATATCGCGGTCTTCATCAAAGTCCTCGTCTATTTTGTTAATTAAAAAATCAGTTAGAAATTCCTTTTGTATAGTTAACCACTCAACTGAGTTGTTTTTTATACCGAGGTGAAGATCTCCGATTAATGTAATTTTTCTAATATTGTCTAATTTCATTTTAAAACATTTTATAATTCTTACCTAAGTTATCCAAAAATCCATATTTTGCATTAAGCTCTAATAACAAGACTTCTTTATTTTCATAGGTTAGCATGTCAAAAATCTTTTTATATTCCATACTAACAATAGCGGATATTGAATCTAATACGTGAATTGGGCTAATAAATGCATTAGCTTTAACTCCAATGCTCAAACCGGCATTTATTTGTTCAAATAGAGAATTTATTTCAGACTTAGTGAACTTTTTTCGCTCAGGTTCATCTCCGAGGATAGTCTGAACACTCGGACTGGAGCTAATGAATTGATTAATGTCTGACCTAATAATTAGGTGATCCACATGATCTGAGTACTTCTCAGGATCATACAAATGGTAGTCGGCTGATGAACTATCTAACTTGATATCAGGGCCACCCATTCTTCCGCTATTTGAGGAGTCATCGTCGTCTTCTGACGTATCGAGACCCATGTTATAGGTATTGTTAAAAATTTTGTCATGACGTTTTAAACCAGCATAAGCTACTCTACGTCTTTCTAGTTCATCATCGTCATAATCCTCATCAAGTAAATGACTTGAGAAATCTTCATCATCTTCGTCTTCATAATTAGAGTCATCTTCTTCAAAATACGTGAATTGATCACTGAATGATTCGTCAATATCTAGGAAATCGTCGTTTTCGTGTGTTATCATTATATTTTCCTATTTTTTTAAATTGAATTTAACAAATCGTCATAGTCTTCAGCTGAACGATGTACAATTGGAGCAGGCTGTGCTTGTTGAGCTTTAGGTATGTAACCTGGAGCAGTCGCAACATCAAGTGGAGTTAAATTCGGAGGGAGAGTCGTGGTATGGACAGTTTGATACTGAGTTCTCATTTGAGTTTCAAGAGATTGAGTATCATCATCATCTGAATAGAATTCACTAGCTGGATCAGTTTCTTCAGTTAATTTAGCAAACTCATAACTCATTCTATACATTTTGAAACTTTCAGTATAGCCACCATCTCGGTTTGCAATTAATTTAATCTTCATACGCTTCTCCATAGGTCCTCTAATTAAACCAAATAATGAGTCTACTGTGTGAACTAATCCGAAAGATTCAGCAATATCTGACATACTTAAATCTTGGTCATCAACTGCATCTCTTTTAATTTGAGTAGCTGTGATAATACACCATTCATTTCT